TCTCTTTCATATTGAATAGCTCCTTTCCTGCGGCGCTGTCTGCGCCCGCTCGTTGAATATGCTTGTACCACCAAGAACCGCCGCCATTCTGCTTCCGGCGCAGATATTCGATGGTGCTTTCTATGTTTGATACTTCGGCACTTTGAAGCCCGCTTGTCGCGGCTTCCAGTACGGCGATACCTTCAAACCCGCCCGCGATATAGTACGGAAGGCGGCTTTCCCGCTCCGCCATGATTAACACTTCTTGCCGCCGTGCCGATACGGGCGGCTTTTGTTGTATTCGTGCTTCTGTGAGATCGCCGCGTCAATGTCGATCCCTACGTATCCGCAATAATCAAGAACGCGAATAATCACGTCCGCAAGCTCCGTGGGGATACCTTCGGGCTTGCCGTTGTCGCTGAAATAGATTTCCGTTGCACCGTGTCCGTTGCGGTATTCCTCCAGCGCTTCGGATACCTCCGAATGAATGAGCGCTAAAACCTCCGGAAAACCGCGTTCTTCGTCCCACCAGCCGTGGGCGACGGCGTTTTCGTGAATTTCCTTCGCAACTTCGTTAATTCCTGTCATTGTCTTTTGCCCTCTCTTTCAATTCTTTTTCGGCGTTGCCGTCAGCTTCCGCCGCGCGGCAATCGCATTTTTCGCCGCTGTCAAGATGTGCGCCGCAATGCGGGCATTCCTTGTATGGTGTCGCCATGTCGTTCTCCTTCTTGATAATCAGCCGCCGGAAGCCGTCAGCACATAGCGTCAAGCCGTGTTCCTTCACGTACTCCCGCCGCCGTGCGGCTTCTGCCGTTTCCCAGCCGCAAGAAGCGCATTCCGAAGGCTTGCATTTCTGCGCCCTCTCCGGATCAATGTCCAGCAAGCACTTCAAGGGCGGCTTTTCCTGTTTGTTACTCATTTTTCACCCGCTCCCCGTTATAGATAACTACCATTGAAGGGAAGGGCGCGGGATCGGCGGCGTTCCCGTCGTCGTCCGTGAACCGTAGCCGCCCGCGCACGAAGCGGATTTCCGCTTTCCCGTAAATGTAATCGTGAAAATATGCCGTATCCGTCCGCGCTGGGATAAGTAAAACAATCGGATACCCCCCCCCGCGCTTCCTCGAAAGCCTTTTGAACCCACTTGCCGATCTCGCGTCCGTAAGGCGGATTGCAGAATACCGCGCCGCCGCAATCCCAGCTTTGTGAAAGCCCGTCCGTTTCCGGCGTGTAATACAAAGAGCATTTCGCCGTTTTGTCGGTCGCCGCCGGATCAAGCACGAAGCCGAATTCGGCGTTCAGCTTGTCGAAGAAGTCTTGCGGCGTACACCAGCACATATTTTTAGAGGATAGAAGCGCCGCGTTCATTCGTCCGCCACCTCGCTTTCCTCGACAACCTCGCCCGTGTCCGGATCAACGTTCAAGGAATATTGTTCCGGTTCTGTGAATGTGAAGCGGTCGCGGGCTTCGCGCTCTCTGCGTTCCTTTTCGGAAAGGGAAAATTCGCATTCCCGCGTTAAGTCCTGCAAGCTCTCCACGAACTGCTGATTGATAACGTCATACGGCATAATCACCGCTTGAAGCAGGAAGCCCGCCTTCGCGACGATGTAGGGCGTTCCCTCCGCCGTGCGGCGTTCGTAAAGCTCCAGCACGTCCAGCACGTCAGCGACGGGCGAAAGATAGCGGCTTTCGATGAATACCAGCCCGCGCGTTGTGCGGATCGGCTTCAAGGTTTGTCCGGAATAGATGATCGAAATTCCTTCCCGCTCGACGTGCCTTTCCGTTTCGTCGGTGTCCTCGAAGCTGATACCCGCCGGAACGCCCAGCGTTTTCACGAAGTAATTATCGCGGTCTTTCTCCGGAACGTCGAAGATCGTCAAAAGGCTTTCTTTGTCAAGCTGGGGAAGCCCGACAACCGTATAAACCGCCGATCCGTCGCCGATGTACTGCGTTAATATGTCGCCGTCGTCGCTGTACCGCTCGAAGATCGCAATATTCTTGTTCTTCTTGCAGATAGCGGCGATACTTTTAATCTTCATCTTCGCCACCCTCCGTTTCCTCTGCGTCCGTGTCGTGCTGTCCCGTAATAGCCGGAAGGTCAATGCGCGGCGCGCGATCCGCCAGCCGGATTTGACAACCGCAAATCGGGCAATCAACCGCCGAAAAGCGCGTCGGCGCGGCGGTAAGCATTTCAAGCGCTGAACGCGGTTCTTCTGCCGTGTAGATGTTTTCCCGCTCCGGTGTGAAGCGATAGCCGCAAACGCGGCATTCGGTCTTTTTCTTGCTGAACATAATTGAATAGCTCCTTTCGTGTGATTTAATATTTACCGTAGACGCGGACGGCGGTTTTCCCGCCATGCGTCGCCGCCGATACGATAGCCGAAGGCATAAAGGAAACGCGCAAGAAGTCCCGTGCGGCGCGCTTCGCAAGCCGCCATGTAATCAACTTCGCGTTCGGCTCTTCCGCCGCCGTGTCGTCGATCGGATATTCGCAAATAAGCACGGTGTTTCCGAACGGGCGACGCGCCGGACGCTCCTTCATAAACTCTTTGTTACCTTCCTTGCACTTGATAATTTCAAGTGCCTTCGGGAACTGCCAGCCGCTTTTGTTGTCCTTCATGTGTGCCGCTCCTTTCAATCTGTGTACGGGCTTTCAAGCGTCCAGCCGAAGCAATCCGTACTTTTCCATTCCGTTGTGAAGTGATTGCGCCGCCCGTCGCCCGTGAAGAAGCAGTATTCCGCCGGAAGCACCCGCCCGACGTTTTCTTCGCCGTCCCGCTCCGCGCGGTATCGTGTCAGCACGTCCGCCGCAAGAAGGGCGAATTCCTCTTTCACGGGATATTCGGGATCGTAGCCGCTGAATTGATATGGCGCTTCGATAACCTCCAGCACCGTGTCGGGGAAGCGCGGATCGTCAACGCGGTTCAGAACGCACCATACAACCGCCGCTTGCTCCGTCGTAGAAGGAACGATCCCCGCTTCGCCGTAGATCAGCTTTGCAAGGGCTTCAACCTCCGCCGCATTCGGCACGTATTCCGCCACCGTCGCGCTCGAAGGAAGAAGAACGGCGGTCGGCTGGTGTACCTCTTCAAGCGTTCCGGCGGTCGTGTCCTTCGGCTTGTCCGCCGCGCCGCTCCCGCTCCACGGCATAAGCGCCGCAAGAAGGGCGGCGACGGTCAGCAATGCAACCGTAAGGGCGACGCGACGGCGAAGCATTGCCCGCCGCCGACGTTGCTCCCGTACCCGCTCCCGCCGGATATGGTAGGCGCTGGCGGTCGGCTCGACTATGTAGCCGCAAGGCACTTCGCAAAGAAACTTCCCGTCCGCGTCTTGCAGGACGGCAAGCGCTCCGCGCGCCCGATCCGCCGTCATTGTTCCACCTCCGCCGCCGGAAGGGAAAGCCACCATTCCGGATTGTTCCGGAACTGCTCATTCGCGCAAGCGTCGCAATTCTCCGCCGTGCAGGAAGAGCAATAATGCTTCTGAAAAGCCGCGTCCCACGGCGCTTCAATGCAAGGAAGGGAACGAAGGAAGCCCGCCAGCGTGGGCTTGTCCTTCGTGATAGCGTCAAACGCTGTTCTTCTTTCGCTCATTCCGAAACGCTCCCTTCCCATTTTCTTGTTCTGAAATCAATAGGAACGTCCGAATACTTGATATAGATTTCTTCGTTCCTTTTGAAGCCTTCGATATAAAACTTGTTGATATACCTTCCTTCCGATACAAGCCAATGTGCTTCTTGCATGATTGCCGCCACCGCCGTATGCGGAACAGTCAGCACTTGAAGCGGATCGCCGAATATCGAATACGCTGTTTCGTCCTTCACGGATTTTTTGAAGTTTTCATACGCCTTCGTTCCGGTTTCAACCTCCATTCCGAAGGTCATTCCGTCAAACTCCGTTGCGTGAAATCCCTTTTTCATATTGAATAGCTCCTTTCGGTTCTTAACAGTTTGCCGCGCGTCGATTTCCTCTGCGTCGGAAATTCTCTTGCACCGTCGCTTGTGCAAGATCGGCGCTGTACTTCGGGCGGGCGTAGC